CTAAGAATATGATTCGTATCCCTATTGAAAAATACATGCAGGGAACATTTTGGCAATGGAAAGAACCAATACAAGGTCATCGTTATATTATGGGAGTTGATGTTAGTAGAGGTGATAGTGAAGATTTCTCATCTATTAGTATTGTAGATTTTGATGAAAGAGAACAGGTTGCTGAATATATTGGTAAAATACCGCCAGATGATTTAGCCTCAGTAGCATACAAATGGGGTATTTTATATAGTGCTTTTATTGTTACTGACATAACAGGTGGTATGGGTGTTGCAACATCAAGAAAGTTGCAAGAAATGAATTATAAAAATCTTTATATTGACGGTATTAATACTCAAAACATTTGGGAGTATAATAAAAAGGCGATGGATAAAATACCTGGTATTAGTTTTAACAATAAACGTACTCAGATAGTTGCGGCCTTTGAAGAACAATTAAGAAAAGGATTTGCGGTAAGGTCAAGTAGATTATTGAATGAATTAAATACCTTTGTCTATATCAACGGTAGACCTGACCACATGAAAGGTGCTCATGATGATGCAATTATGAGTCTATCAATGGCTCTTTATGCTGCGGATACCTGTTTCAATCAGTTACAAAAAAGTGAAAATGCAAATAAGGCCATGTTAGAATCTTGGACTATGTCAGAAAGAACTTATGAAGTTAACAAATCACATTATTCATATGGGACTGCATTTGACCAAATAGGTGCAATGGGTATTGATGGTATGGGACACAACATACATCAAAATGGACAAATGAACGTTAATAAAGAAACATATAGGGAACATTCTTGGTTATTTGGGGGTCGTAGATAATCTTCCTAATGTCAAGTTTTTAGTTTATATTATAAAGAAAAGTATTTATATAGAATGGCAAATCAAAATTTAACCGTCTTTCAGAAACTAACTAAAATGTTTGGGTTTCCTGGTCAAGTAAAACAGGAGAACACTCCGTCATTTAATTTTAACAAAGACGAATTATTAAAAACAGATAATAGAGAAGATTATGAGAATGCAATGTTACAGGCGAAACAAAGCCAATACGTTGCTGATAAATGGGCAAAATTAGACCAATCTCTATATAATCAATCGGTTTATTATGAACCAAATAGATTAGCGGCATATTATGACTATGAATCTATGGAGTTTACTCCTGAAATTTCCGCCGCATTAGATATCTACGCAGAAGAGTCAACAACTATGTCGGAGAAAGGTGAAATTCTTACAGTCTATTCCGAGTCAGATAGAATTAAAGGACTATTAGAAGATTTATTTAATAATAAATTAGATATTAATACCAACTTACAAATGTGGGCAAGAGGTGTTTGTAAGTATGGTGATGATTTTGTTTATTTAAAATTAGACCCTGAAAAAGGTATTGTTGGTTGTCAACAATTACCAAATATTGAAATAGAAAGAATTGAAGGTGCATCTGCAAGAAACCATGGACAAATTGCAGATTCAAAAATGCCAAGTCGTGAATTACGATTTATGTGGAAAAATAAAGATATGGAATTTCAAGCATGGGAAATTGCACACTTTAGATTATTAGGTGATGATAGAAAACTTCCTTATGGAACTTCTATGTTAGATAAGATTAGAAGAATTTGGAAACAACTTTTACTTGCTGAAGATGCGATGTTAATTTATAGAACATCAAGAGCACCTGAAAGACGTGTATTTAAAATATTTGTTGGAAATATGGACGATAAAGATATTGAACCATATGTACAACGTGTTGCAAACAAATTCAAAAGAGACCAAATTCAAAATCCAAATAATGGACAGGTGGATATGAGATATAATCAAATGGCAGTTGACCAAGACTATTTCATTCCTGTTCGTGATCCGTCACAAACAAATCCAATTGAAACATTACCCGGAGCACAAAACTTAGGTGAAATTGCCGATATTGAATATATTCAAAAGAAGTTACTTGCAGCATTACGTATTCCAAAAGCATTTTTAGGTTTTGAAGAAGTTGTTGGTGAAGGTAAGAGTTTAGCGATGATGGATATTCGTTTCGCAAGAACAATTAATAGAATTCAAAAATCATTAATACAAGAATTAAATAAAATTGCATTAATTCATTTATACCTTTTAGGTATGGAAGATGAATTAAATAATTTTACATTGTCTTTAACCAATCCATCAGCACAATCTGATTTGTTGAAAATTGAACAATGGAAAGAAAAAATTACGTTATATAAAGACGCAACATCTGACCAATCTCAAATGGGTATATTACCTGTATCACATACGTGGGCTAAGAAAAATATTCTTGGTATGAGTGAAAGTGAAGTGTTGTTAGATTTACAACAACAACGTTTAGAACGTGCATTAGGATTTGAATTAACAAACACACAAAATGTTATTAAACGTTCTGGTTTATTTGATGAGGTTGATAAGAAATATGGTATTCCTGAAGAGGAGAGAGAAAAGGCAATGGAAGCGGCATCTGCTGAAGCTGCAGGTGATATGGGTGGAATGGATTTAGGTGGAGGAGCACCACCTCCACCGGCCGAAGGTGGGGCCGAACCATTAAGTGAATCTACTAAATCTAAAAAATCAAAGATATTAGGTATGTTGGGAGAAGAAAAACAAAGTTTTAATGACTTATTTGATATGGATAAGGCTCAACGTAATATTTATGAAATAGAAAATAAATTGAATGATATTTTAAACGATTAAAAATGAACAAATTTGGAACACTTAAAACTAAAATGTTAACTAAAATTACGGAATCTTATACTAAAGAAAATAAATCCGAAGTTAAAGACATTTTATCAACAATAAAGGAAAATAAAGATTTTAAAGAAATGTATTTGTTCTATGAAGAAATTGAAAACAAGTATATTGAAGATAAAGAAACCGCAAAATTATTTGTTGAGGGGGTAGAAACAATGTTGAGTCAACAAAATAATAGCTTACTTGAATTTTGTCAATCATTAGATGTGAAATTAGGTGACATTGAAATTTCAACAAATGATTTATATGAATCCTTAGACCAATTAATGGTTAAGGACACATTATCTAATATTGAGAGTAAAGTTATTGCGAAGAAAAAATTAGTTGATCATTTAACAACTAAAAAAGAAACTAAAGTTATTGGAGAGTCTAAAGTAATTTCAAATGAAAATTTATTACATGCTGTTTTAGCAAACAACTTTAATGTTCTTTATTCTAATACATTAAATGAGGAACAACAAGGACAATTGAAGACTATACTTTCATTATCATATGAGGATTTAACAAAACAAACTGAAGAATTAAAAGAATCGGTTTTAACTAAGGTTGATAGTTTATTAACAGAATCAAATGATTTGGAATTGAAAAACAAATTAGATAATGTTAAAAAGGAAGTGAATGAAATGTCACCTTCAAGATATAACTACTACAGGTTATCAGAATTAAAAAATGGTCTTAACTAAGACCATTTTTTATTTGTTGTACATAAATCGCTTTTAAACGTTCAGTTCTTTTTTTAACTGAAGGTTTTACAAATTCTTGTCTTTCTCTTAATTTTTGAATTTGTTTTGTTTTTTGAACTTTTTGTTTATAAGTTCTTAAAGCAGATTCAATACTTTTTTCGTTGTTTAAGTTTATTATAATCATAATTTATAAATATATTGCGAATATATGAAAATAATTTTGGAATTGTAATAAAATTTGTGTATTTTTTTATTAACACCATAAAATGTTAATAATATTATGAATTAATGAAAACAGGTAAGTATATCCCATTAGGGACTTACGATGAAGTAAAAATCGGTTACGGTACCGTAGATTTTAAAAATCTTAAAACCATTTATTTAAAATTCAACTCTTGGTTACAACCTGAGAATGAAACAGATGACTTTGACGTCACAATACATAAATCAAGACGTAAAGTAAAAGAAATAATTTATAATTTAAAAAATCCATTATTTAAACAACAATGTATTGTTGATTTAGACATTAGGACTAAGGGTATTAAAATGGAAAAGAGGTCATTTATGAACCTTGAAATCACATTATACGTTGATAGACAATTTGATGTAAAGTCAAAGGAAATAAAAAATAACGTAAAAGACGTATTAATTAATGTGATTGATAAAGGGTTAAATGATAAAAAATTATTCAATTTTTATAAATCAAAAAAATAATAGGGATATCCGTGTATTTATAGTAATAAAATCTATAGATGAAGATATTAGGACCTAAAGATACTGGACACGGAATTTTAATTGAATTTGATGCTGGACACGTATCGCCAGAAGAGAACAAACAAATCATTAGAGAGGCTAAGGAAATGGATTTTTCACAAGATTTAATCCTTTACGCCGTTTTACAAAAATATGATACTCCCAATAAGAACGGAAGAATTTATCCCGAAGTTCTATTAAAGAGAGAAAACGAAAAATATCAAACACTTATTAAAAAGGGTGGTGCATTAAATGAATTAAACCACCCTTCTTCTTCACTTATTGATTTAGATAGAGTTTCCCATTCAATTTTAGAAACATGGTGGGATGGTAAAATCCTTATGGGTAAGATAAAACTATTCACATCACCAGGTTGGAGAAAGATGGGTATTGTGTCTACTAAAGGAGATCAAGCGGCAATGTTAATCATGAATGGTGCAACATTAGGTATATCATCAAGAGGAGTAGGTTCGTTAAAAAATATAAAAGGACAAAACATAGTTCAAGAAGATTTTGAATTGGTGTGTTTTGATTTAGTATCCTCACCATCTACACCAGGGGCATACGTTTTTGCTGACCCATCTGAGAGAGAACAATACCAAGAATCTGAAGAAAAGAAACCATCATTGGACGATAGAATGGTGAAATTAATGGGTGGTTTGGATAAATTTTTATCTAAATAATAATTTTATAAGGGCTGGAATATTTAAAAACCGAGTTTTTCTTAAATCTCGTGTATTTATATATAATAAAAACAATAAATTTTCACAATGACTGAAAAATCTATTTTAGAACAAGCGTTACTTCAAGTACAAAATCTTGAAGAAGCAGTAAAGCAAAACGCAAAAGGTATACTTGCTTCAACTATGAAGGAAGAACTTAAGGACTTGCTTAAAGAATCATTGGAAGAAGAGGAGAAAGTTGAAGACGAAACTGAGGTTTCTGAACAACCAACTTCTGACGAAGAGGACACAGATGATATGTCAGACGACGATGCTGAAGCAGATGATGCTGAAGCTGATGACGCTGAAAATATGGACGACCTCGATAACGAACCAAGTAAAGACATTGAGTCATTAGATTCAGAAGTTGGTGGTGATGAAATGGGTGATGAAGAATCTATGGATTCTGAAGATTCATTAGAATTACCTTCTGACGATATGGGTATGGATGACGAAGACGTTATGGACATGACAGGTGCTTCTGATGAAGAAGTATTGAAAGTGTTTAAGGCTATGAAACCAGAAGATGGTATTGTAGTTAAAAAAGACGGAAACAATGTTGAGTTTGAAACAGCTGATGACGAGTACATCATCAAACTTGATGATGAAGGAGAATCTGAAGTTGAAGAAGAATTAGGAATGGAAGAAGAAATGATGCCATCTGAAGAAGAATCTGAAACTGAAGAAGAAACTATCTACGAAATTGAAATGGAAGAAGAAGAGATGGAAGAAGAAAAAGAAGTTGAAGCTACTGAAGGTGAATCAAAAGAAGAAGAACCTAAAGAAGTTGAAGCTACTGAAGCCGCTCGTACTTTCGCAAATGACGTTAGAGTACCTGCAAATCAAGGTAAAAAGTTTAAAGCTGGTCGTCATGAAATGAATGAAGAAGTTGAAAACTTGAAAAAGCAAAATGCTGAGTACAAGAAGGCTCTTATTTTATTCAAAGAAAAATTAAATGAAGTTGCTGTGTTTAACGCAAACTTAGCTTACGCTACACGTTTGTTCACTGAACATTCAACTACAAAACAAGAGAAATTGAACATATTAAAGAGATTTGATTCGGTTTCAACGATGAACGAATCTAAAAGTTTGTTCTCAACAATAAAGTCAGAGTTAGGTACTAAAACAACTGTTACCGAAACTGTGGCAGAAAAAATCTCTAACACTCCAACAACTTCTTCTTCTACAGATGTATTATCTGAGTCAAAAGCTTATGAGAATCCACAATTCAGTAGAATTAAGGAGATGATGAAGAAAATAAAATAAATAAAAAACAAAAACCAAAATATTTTAAAATGGGAGCATTATTAGAATCAGGAATGGTAGGTAACATCGGTCTTAAGCACCTTAGAGTTATCAAAGAAGATACCATCAAAAAATGGGACGAATTAGGCTTTTTAGAAGGTCTTGAAGGTCACCAAAAAGATAACATCGCGCAATTGTATGAAAACCAAGCGTCACACTTAATCAACGAAGCAGCAGTATCTGATGCTAGTGGTTCTTTTGAGACAGTAGTTTTCCCAATTATCCGTCGTGTATTCTCTAAATTATTAGCAAACGATATCGTTTCAGTACAAGCAATGAACTTACCAATCGGTAAATTGTTCTTCTTCGTACCTAAAATTCAAGATAGAAACGCAAACGGTCACTATTCTCCATATAGCGGACCTAACGGTGTAACAGATAACAACGATCCAAATGTTGGTTATACTGGACAAACTAGAAATCTTTACGATCGTTTTTATGAAGCATCTGACGCAAACGACCAAGGTCTTTTTGATTATTCAAAAGGTTCTTTTGACGTTGTAACAGGTACTTCTATCGGTATTGCAACATTCTCAAATGGTGCAGTTACAACTGCAGCTTCAGTTGCTACAGGTACCACTAAATCATATGTTGTATTAGCTTTATCAGGTTTCACTTCAGGTGGTGCTGGTAAATTAATCGGACCAAATGGTCACGAAATGGATTCTGAAGAATTCTTAGCTTCTTTACAAGTTGTTACAACTGACGCTAATTTACAAGCTTTCTTAGGTGTAACAGCAGCTGACAACTTACCTATCAATATCGTTACTCAAAAGTACGGTAAGGGTATCGTAGAATATGGTGCTAAATCATACGGAGCTGGTTCAAACACAGGTGGTTATTACGATGTTTGTGATGCTGACGGTTTAATTTATGTACAAGTTGATTTACAAAAATACAGTGCAACTGCTGGTTATACTGATTACGAAGTAACAGGTTCAACATTAACAGCATCTGAATTCAGAGCTACTTGGAGAACTTACGCTAACTTAGAATTTGAAGATCAAATCGGTGAAGTATCTTTTGATTTAGAATCAGTAACAGTTTCTGTAACTGAAAGAAAATTAAGAGCTTCTTGGTCTCCAGAATTAGCACAAGATGTTAGTGCATTCCACAACATCGACGCTGAAGCTGAATTAACAGCTTTATTATCAGAGCAAATCGCCGCTGAAGTTGACCGTGAAATCTTACGTGACTTACGTAAAGGTGCAGCATGGAAAGCTAAATGGGATTACAATGAGTGGAAATACGGTAACGGCGGTAACGCATATGCTGGTTACACTCAAAAAGATTGGAACCAAACTTTAATCACTAAGATTAACCAAGTTTCAGCTCAAATCCACAAAACAACCCTTAGAGGTGGTGCTAACTGGATTGTTGTATCTTCAGAAGTTTCTGCAGTATTTGATGATTTAGAGTATTTCCACGTATCTAACGCTCATCCTGAGCAAGATCAATACAACATGGGTATTGAGAAGGTAGGTTCTTTAGCAGGACGTTACCAAGTTTACCGTGACCCTTACTTCCCAGCAGGTAAAATCTTGATTGGACATAAAGGTAAGTCATTGTTAGACGCTGGTTATGTTTACGCTCCATACGTACCATTACAATTAACTCCAACAATGTATAACCCATTCAACATGACTCCTATCAAAGGTATCATGACAAGATACGCGAAGAAAATGGTGAACAACCGTTACTTCGGTGTAATTGATGTACATGGATTGGCTACATTCAGTTTGGATACATTAAGATAATCTTAATTTATCATAATAAGAAACCCTCACAGAAATGTGGGGGTTTTTTTATTTATAAAAAAAGACTATATTTGTAAAATGGAATACGATAACCTACGATTAGACGTTTTAACCAAACTCATAGATGAGAGGGGGATTACATGTAAAAATAAGAAAGATGTAATGATTGAACATCTGAAAATGGACGATGAAGGGAAATACATACGTGAAACAACCTATGAAAAGTGGGAAGGTCGTTTTTTGGTGGGTATAGACCTTAAAAACGGACCTCATTTAATTCAAATGGGTAAGTTAGTGGAAAAGAAAGAGGCGTCACTTAAAGGTCTATATGCGTCGGATAGGATATATTACATATCAACACAAAAATTAATATGATGAATTGGAATGAATATTTTTTAGGAATTGCGGAACAAGTTAAGTTAAAATCAAAAGATAAATCTACACAGATAGGTGCGGTTATCGTTGGGGAAGATAATGAGGTACTTTCTACGGGTTATAATTCATTTCCAAGAGGAATGGATGATTCAAAGGAAGAACGTCAGGAAAGACCCGAAAAGTACTTTTGGTTTGAACACGCTGAACGTAACGCAATTTATAATGCTGCTCGTGTGGGTACACCCTTAAAAGGTTCCACAATATACCTAACATCGGGATTACCATGTATGGACTGTGCTAGAGGTATTGTAAATACGGGAATTAAATCTGTTCATTGTAAACACATATGTACAACAAAAAATAAGGAGAAATGGGGGGAATCACAAACTAAGGCATATAAACTCCTCCTTGAATGTGGAATTGAGGTAAATTTCTATTAATTACCAAGTTCTACAAGCCCAATATCTTGGTTTCCAACGCGGACCTGGATTTGAACAATTATGTCTTGCTCTAAATGATTTTCTTCTCTCAGGATTGTTTTTCTTAATAACCATTCTTTTACCTTTAGCAGATTTACCACCAAAACCAAAGTTTACTTTAACAACT